TTAAAGATTCTTGCCGTCTTTAATGGCACGAATACGTTGTTCAATTTTCTTGATTTGGGTGCCCACACCCACTTTGCAGTGCTTATTGTGAGCGTGTTGAAGTAGGGCTAATGCCTTTTCCAACGTTTCCAAATTGCCGATCGCTGTCGCTTGCGGTTGGCCTTCTTCGTTTCGAATCAGGTATAAACCCGCGAACTTGTACCACTTGGCGTGAACCTTCTCGTGTAAGCGCCAATCTTTCTCGACCTTCTCAAATACTTGGGAGAAGTAAGGTTCAATTGAATTACCACGTTCCGATTCGCTTTCGGCCCACTCCAAGACCTGATCAGCACAGAATGTCGGCCAATCTCGGCGGAAGTTCTCTGGTGTTGGCAAGTCTCGTTCGATTGCCTTCATGCACCAATCAATGGCGGTATCCAGCTCTTTAATGTCGAATAGCCAGATCACCAAGTTGGTAAAGATTGGGTTTTCGAACTGTTCACCGCTTTCTAAGTAGCTTTGAACATACGGCTTGTATTTCGGGACTAAGACATTGCGCTTATGCTCGACACGATCAGCAATCGCATTGAAAGAGCGCAAATGCTTGCGGTCTTCTTCGAAGTCAATCAGCTTGATGTGCAAACTATCGGTGTCAGCCGCGGGGCTAACATTAAAAGCTTTCTGCTCTCTTGCCGCTTTCTTCGCAAGGTTGTCTCTCATGCCAGGAGATAAGCGCATAGTCATTTACCCTTATGCTGCAGGTTTCGCACCGAAGTGCACTTTCGCTTCATTGAAGCTTGCGTAACCTTCATGATCACCCACTGCATAACCTTCATTACGTAGGTATGAGTTTTCATGCTGTTTGCGGTCTTCTACGTGCTCAGACTTGCGGTGACGCGTGTTTTTCTGCGTGTAGACATGCAAGTTTTTCAGCGTGGTGACTGTCATTCGCATACCAGGGAAGAACGGTGGCGACATTGCACGACGACCAGCAATAGAGTTTGGCAATTGTTGCGCTGCTTTCTTCTCTGTTGGCGTAGTTGCTGCGTCATATAAACGCGCCTGTTCGAATGAAAGAAGATCAGCACCAACCAACACAACTAGATTCGGGTCGCTTCGTAACGCAGGATGAATCTTGGTGTTAATTAGGTCAGATGCCATTGCATCTAAGTTGGTGTAATCACCACCACCGTCAGGATCTAGATAAACATCTACATCAATGATTTGGTCTGGTGACTTTTCTTTAACTAGCTGCTGCCAGCCTTTGTTAACATCTTCACCATTTGGGTTATTTACCGGATCAGTTGTTTCAGCTACCGAAGTACCGTTGAAGCCAACACGAATAATGTCTTGCGCGAAATTCAGCGTGGCGTTTTCGTTTAGGCGCTTCATGAATTCGCCTGGCTTACCGGAGTTCGCCCAAACGCTCAACAAATCCCACGTAACAACAGCACAAGAGTCGGTTTCGACTAAGGTGTAGGTATTGCCATCAACACCACTTGATGTGGTATGACGACCGCCTTTTTTACGGCCTGTATGTAGCTTGTTGGTACCAACATCAACAACTTGGCCTGAAATTTGGTCTACATCTTCAACCGTGATCAGCTTGAGGAAATCAACTGATTCCATCAGCTTGTTTTTTAGCGCCGTTTCAACTGGGCCCGAAATAGCGAATTGCTTACTCACATCAGGGCGAGAAAATACTTCACACTGTTTTGCGCAGTATTCTTCCAGTAATGCACGAGCTGTTTGAGTTAATTGCATTTACTATTGCTCCTTACAAAAAGTGGCTTGTGTCTTCCGCCGCACCTTCGCCTTTAGGCTCTTGACCAGGTACTTCTTTCGAAAGGGCGTTGAACTTAGTTTCAATGCCAGAAACTTTTTCCATCAGAGGCGCAATAGCCGAATTTACCGCAGCAGAGAACTGCTCGACTGTTGCACCTTCCGGTGTTTGTTCCGGTTCTGGTGTTTCTGGTGTTTGCTGACTGAACTCTTGTTTGAGTTCGTTTTTCAGCTCAGTTTTTAGCTCACCTTTAAAAGCGCTAAATTGCTTTTGCAGTGCTGCTTGTAGTTGCTCTTCGGTCACGTCTGTGTCCTCTGGTTCTGATGGGTTCTCTGGCTTATCTTCACCAGAGGAAAAGAATTGATTACACATCGAGAAAAAACGCTCACTTCGGGTAAAGCATTCTTCGAGGTTAATTTCTTCAAGGTGGCTACATTCAAGGCGAGTTGTCTCACCGTCTTTACGAGAGAATTGAAGTAGCGAAGTACCTGTGGAGGCTGGGGAGTCAGTCGCAGCTAGGCCCATTAAGTAACAACGCCCTTCGCCCTTGTAGTCAGGTTCTGGTTCGATAGAAGTAAACAGCTTTTGCTTTTTGCTATTAGCATCGAGTAGATATTGGTTAGGCTCCAACTTGGCAAATAGACGCATCTTTCCGTCTTTTTCTTCGGTTTTGAGCTCTACAACTTTGCCCCAGTTCTCACCAAACCCATAAAAGCGACGATGCTCGGGCCAAATTAATGCGGTGTATTCTTCTGGGTCATAGCTTTCCGCCATTTGAGACAGCCATTCACGGGTAATTTTACGTCCGTCTACGGTTGGCCCTTCTGTCGCTATGATTTTCCAGTCACTAATCTTTGGCATTTACATACTCACATACTCAAAAGTTTGTTATTTACATCTCGATTTACGCAAACAATACGCCTTTGACTGACTGCTTTCAGCCACTTCAATTCCTAGAAATTCGGATTTTGGCTAAATCCGAATTCATCCGAATTTTACTTAGTCATTTGCGAGTTTTCGGGGCGTATGATGCAGCTATGGCATATTCAGATGAAATAAAAGAGGCCGCGAAAAAGCTTTATTTACGCGGGGTACCTCCAAAGGAAATAGCGGCGCAACTTAACCTAAATAGCGACCGCATCATTTATACCTGGGCGGAGAAATTCGGCTGGGCTTTGGTGTTGAATGAACTTTCTGTTGAGGAAATGATTAACCGCCGATTGGCCGTGTTAATTGATAAAGACGAGAAAAGCGATCAGCAACTTAAAGAGATGGATAAGCTTATAGACCATCACGTTAAGTTGCTAAAAGCTCATGCCGATGCAAAAGCCAAAGCTGAACGTATGCTTTCGCAAGGCAGCTCGAAGTCGAATGGTTCCGAGCCGTCGAATCAAAGCCGTGGTGGTAGTGGCAACAGTAAGAAAAAAGGTAAAGGCAAAAACAACATCGAGCACCTTTGTGAAGGTGACTTTGTAGGTTGGCATGAATCGCTGTTCGAATATCAGCATGTCATGCGTAACAACATTAAGCAGCGTATTCGTAACATCCTAAAATCACGCCAAATTGGGGCGACTTACTATTTCAGTGGTGAAGCGTTAGAAGACGCAATTCTAACGGGCGATAACCAAATATTCCTTTCAGCTTCTCGCGCTCAAGCCGAGGTTTTCCGCAGCTACATTATTGCCATTGGTAAAGAGTTCTTAGACATCGAGTTAACCGGCAACCCGATCATTCTTTCTAACGGTGCCGAACTACGCTTTTTATCAACCAACAGCAAAACAGCCCAGAGTTACCACGGCCATGTTTATGTCGATGAATATTTCTGGATACCCAAATTTGACGAGCTGAACAAACTTGCTTCGGCAATGGCTACGCATAAGAAGTGGCGCAAAACTTACTTTTCTACGCCATCATCGAAGATGCACCAGGCTTACCCATTTTGGACAGGTGACCAATGGCGAAAAGGCAAAGAGTCTCGCGCAAAGATTGAATTCCCTACCTTTGAAGAATATCGCGACGGTGGCCGACTCTGCGACGATAAACAGTGGCGCTATGTTGTCACCATTGAAGATGCGGCCAACGGCGGTTGTGACCTATTCGACATTGACGAACTGCGCGAAGAGTACAGCCAAGACGATTTCGAAAACCTGTTCATGTGCGTGTTTGTTGATGGGGCTCTGTCTGTATTCAAGTTTTCAGACCTTGAAAAAGGTATGGTTGATGCCGCCCACTGGCAAGACTTCAAGCCAAATAACAAACGACCTTTTGCCCATCGAGAAGTTTGGTTAGGTTACGACCCAAGCCGAACCAGAGACAACGCCTGTTTGGTGGTTGTGGCTCCGCCTGTCGTCGCGGGTGAACGGTTCCGCGTACTAGAAAAGCACTATTGGAAAGGGCTCAACTTCCAATATCACGTTTCAGAAATCGAAAAAGTCTTTAAGCGCTACAAGGTGACTTATATCGGAGTAGATACCACAGGCATTGGCGGTGGTGTTTGGGATTTGATTTCGAAGAAATACCCGCGTGAAGCTCACGCAATCCACTACAGCAACGAAAACAAAAACCGCCTAGTGATGAAGATGATCGACATCGTAGAAGCCAAACGACTTCAATTTGATGCTGAACACAAAGACATTGCAATGGCGTTTATGGCGATTAAGCGAGTACCAACGGCCAGCGGTAACGCCATGACATTCAAAGCAGAGCGCAGCCAAACCACAGGCCACGCCGATGCATTCTGGGCTATCTCTCACGCCATTATTAATGAGCCGTTAGATCACTCAACACCAACTAAATCAACTTGGGCAACCGCAGCATGACCGAGCAAACAGAAACTTTAGTCAGACAAGAAGAACAATCACCAGAGTCGGTCTATCACATCGACTCCACACCCGAAGCCATCGACTCTAATAGTTGGATGACCTCATACTCAGACTTGTTTTACAACGACACCGATAACTACTGGGAACCGCCAATCTCGCGCACTGGATTAGCCGACATAGCCAGAGCCAACGCATATCACGGCTCTTTGTTGATTGCTCGGGCCAACTATGTCGCAGGACGATTTCAACAAGGTGGTTCGACTCGCCGCAGACACATTCAAGCTTTTTGCCGCGATTACTTCACCTTTGGTGATGCCGCTTTCTTAAAAATCCGTGATGGCTTCAAACGCGTAGTGCGCTTGCATCCGTTACCGGGCATGTACTTACGCAAACGCAAAAACGGCAACTTCGTTATTCTTGAGCGAGACAACCAACAGCGAGAATACCGCAAAGAAGATGTGATCTTCTTGCCTCAGTACGACCCGCAACAGCAAATTTATGGTTTGGCCGATTACTTGGGCAGTATTCAAAGCAGCTTACTAAACAAAGATGCCACGCTATTTCGCCGCCGCTATTACAAGAACGGTGCGCACATGGGCTTTATCTTTTACGCGACTGACCCTAGCTTGAGCGAAGAAGACGAAGAGATGATGAAGAAAACCATTGCCAGTTCAAAAGGCGTGGGTAACTTCCGCAGCATGTTTGTTAACATCCCGAACGGTAAAGAGAAAGGGATTCAATTAATTCCTGTGGGTGACATTGCCACCAAAGATGAGTTTGAGCGAATCAAGAACATCACCGCACAAGACATTCTTGTGGGCCATCGCTTCCCAGTAGGCAAAGCAGGGATTATCCCGCAAGGCACCACCAGTTTAGGCGACCCGATCAAGATTGGCAGCGAATACGCCAAAGATGAAATTATTCCAGTATGTGAACTGATTATGGATGAAGTGAACAGCGACCCAGAGATCCCCCAACGACTCCATTTGAAGTTTGATACCGATACGGTAACAACGGCATAAGACTGTACAAAAACACAGCCATTGACGTAATATTACGCTGTCAGTCAGTTAAGTTAGGTCAATGTATGCGAGTTTATTGCAAATGTGGTGAACGCGCGATTGTAAGTAGAAGCATCGCTAAAGATGCCAATTGCGCAGATTTATCTTGTTCCTGTTCTAACCCAGAGTGTGGACACACCTTTGTTAGTGCTATCGGATATAGACACTCTTTAAAACCGTCAAAGCTTCATATGGGAATTGGCGCGGCTAGCAAACCTTCTATGTTTGGTAGCCGTGTTTTTTGTGGTTGTGGAGAACGGGCGGTAATCAAGAAAACTAACCGCCTATCCAACGATTGTGCAGACCTTTATTGCGAATGTAAAAACCCAGCATGTGAACATCAATTTGTTATGTCGTTATACTTTAGCCACACGCTGAGCCCATCATCAAAAACGACCAACGACTTGGCAGATTGCCTAATCAAGGTTTTATCTCCTGACAAGCGCGACCACTTGAAGCAACAACTTGCCTTGTTTTAGCACTTAACTCTTCCACTGGGGCAGCGATCAGCTGCCCTTTTTTATGTCCGAGAATCAGCGACAACAAAAACAGTCCGACTTCGTTGTTCTGATCGCAGTTGCCACATGTATCGTCTGCAAGTGCACACAAAACAAACTCCTCTGCTTTTTGATGTAGTTCAGACATTTAGCCTCCTAACTGACGATTTACTGTATATTAATACAGTAGTTTTTATCTAACAAATTTATTATTGATTTTTGTTGCCTATACTTAATCGGTGTGCCACACCTTTAGCAACGGCGGCATACTATATAGATTTCATAATAATTAAATTGATGTAGGCAGGTGTTTCATAAGTCCTAGCCACGGTTGGCATTTCCTTTGCGCTTTGATGCCATTTTTGGCGTGTGGAGATTAATAATGCCGAGAAAAAACAAGCCGATAGAGCCAATAGTTTTGTACTTAATTCAAGAACGACTGCGCAATCGAATGACGCAAAAGCAAATTGCCGACTTAGCAAACATCCCCCTACGAACCTACCAACGGATTGAGCAAGGTAAAAGTGAGGCTACCATCAGCCAAGTAAGACGGATCATTGAGGTGTTCGATATTACCTGGCTGGATGTTGCATGGGGTGAAACAGGCAGGCGCTACATTGATACCAATGATATTTCTTCATCGCTGAAACACTTACCCGCAAGCCTGAGACTGCCATTGTTTGAAGTAATCAAAGCAGTCATCGAAGAACTCGAGCAAACAAAAAGGCCAACCACTGACGGTTGACCTTTTTTCCCTCAAACTCCTATCTTGTTTAATGCTGAGAACAATGCCGCGGCTTGCATCTTCATCGCTATCTCATTTTCTTTCTTCGAAACCACATTCTTTAGAGCTAACTGCAACTCAAGGTCGGTGGCTTCTGAGTTTCTTGCTAGTTGGTTCAGCCTTTTCTCAAGTTCCGATGCAATAAAGTCGACTAACTCCGAATTGAACTCTTGTTTGATTTTCATGCTAACTCCTACGCTAACGGCCAGTCGTCTACCCGTTCTGAGAAAAACGAAAGGTCAGGTTGTTTATATTCATCTGTTGCTTGCTCTGGCTGGGCAAATACCTTGTCCCAACTCTCAAATTCCATCCAATTCCTGTCTTCTGCAGGTGAACGGCTTAATTCGACTAGCTGTGCTGGGCGTTTGTTGCCGTGTTCGTCTACCTCCGCAGGGCGGATTTGAATACTGGTCGTATCATCGACGCGAACTGAACTACCTCTTAGTAACGCGGCCAGTGCCGCATCATCCATGGTTGGCGAATCTTTCGCCTTAATCTGTTTAGGATTGAGTAAACGGGTTAGCTGATCGCAGACCTGTACTTTCTCGGGCTCCGTACAGTTATTGACAGAACTCCGAGAGGAGCCAGAGGCTCCAAAAGCGGTCGCTTCGCTCCCAAGAGCGCACGCTTTAGTTTCATCGTTAACCTTTGATTTTTTCTGAATCGTCCAAACTTTGGTGCGTGTTTTGATGGTTTCTTCTGGTGTCGCGAAACCTTCGATTTTGCGAACGTCTTCCCCATGTGGTGAAGCAAACGGCAAAACCTCATAAGAGTTCACGATCAGCAGATCTTCACGTTTAACGAATGGGCCACCTTGCCCCATGATGTAACCTTGCCAGTTACCATGGTCGGCAGCTTTTAAAGTGTCTGTGATGCTTGCATCTTCTGACTTGGTGCGTGCTTGGTAGCTATCACCAATCACCTTCATCAACTCTTCATTGGTGATCAGCTTGCTCGGCTTGATAGGCCCAACCAAATCACGCTGTAGCATCGAGTAAATAGTGAGTAGGTCAACACGCTCTTGCATGAAGAGGTATTCCATAAACGCTTTTTTGTTCTGGTTAGCAAAGCGGCGTAATTCACGGTAAGTCGTAACCGGTGCACCACCAAAGAACTGAAATTGACGAATGTTCCAACGGCTTTTCCAAGCACTAACGTTTTTCGCCATGTCTTTAACTGACTTGCCAGTTTCGTCGGATACTTCATCGTCCATCGCGAAACCGTCGATGTTTTTGGAAATGTATTTAGCGATGTAGCCTGTTGCGGTGCCTTTCTCTGGGTCAATTTCGCCTACATCACAACGAGCCGAGTGATCAAACTTACCTTGTTTATCAAATAGCTCGTGCTTGTCTTCTTTCGTTGCGTAATCGACAAATATTTCTGTAACTGCCTCTTTGTCTTCTGGCTTAACCCAGATAAGCAAGTGCCAGTGTGGTGTGCCATCATGATGTGGCTCTGCAACGCGAACCCCAAACCAACGGATTTCTTTACGACCTAACTTGGCGCGGATTCGTTGCCATACATTGTTTAGGTACGTTTGCGCATCACGTGGGCTTGCGCCGTTCCAGTGACCAATGAAACCGCCTTTCTTGTATGAGTTGTGATATTTAGCTGGCGTGGTCAGCGTTAAGAACAAACCTTGTAAACCAAGCTCATTACCAATGTCTTCGCAGCCTCGGCAGCGCACCATTAATTCGTGACGACGAATCGCAGGGTTAGCCACACTCTTTTTGACCATATCCCATAGATCAGCTTCTTCGCCTGTTTCTTCATCTAATAACTGGCATTGCTTGATGTATTCATAGTTGGCGGTTTGTTGTGCTTGGTGTTCACGAACACAATCCCATGACGCATACGGCGAAGCCATAGAAGAGACTTGGCCCATTGCAATGGCTAGGTGCTCACGCATGATTTTGCGGATTTTATTAAGACGGCCGCACCACCACTTCTCGCTGATCAGCTTTGAAATGTCTTGCAGTGCAGATAGTTCTGATTGTTCTTTGTACTTGCGAGGGGGCTTGACACCGAAAGTGTCGGTCACGAACTTAGCTACTTGTTCATAGGTGAACACCACCGCCATAGTGGTACCAAGCTCTGTTTTTGCATGATACTTGTCGCTTTCCAATCGAATAAAGCGATCAACGATGACAGAGATTTTAAAAGCCATCTCTTTGATTTCTGACGGCTCAAGCTCTGCGAGTAATCGACTTTTTACTGGCTTGCGATTGCGTTCTACCTTGTCAAAATCAAAGTACGCTTGCTTATTGTTGGCAAAGTCGCTTTGCTCAGTGTCGCTAAACTCTTCACTAAGCAAAGAAACCTTTTGGGTTGTCGGTAGTTTTTTGTATTTGCGCAAAACCATAAGTGCACGATCTGCAGCTGGCCCCATGCGCTCACGCAAAAAGATGTTCGCTTCTCTTCTGCTTTTCTTTTCGAAAACGGAAATGTAGCGAGTCACGAAGTACTTGGTTAAGTAATCCGGTAGGTCTTTAATTCTTTCTCGCGCCCATTCGAAGTCTTCTGGGTTCGCTTCGAACAGCTTACGTTCCAGAACACTGAGATCATCAGGCTCAACAATAGTGTTGTATCGACGCGCAGCAAAGCAGCCCACTTCAACCTCAGTCAAAGGGGCTTGCCATGGAAAATCGTATAGGTCGATTTCGGTTGGTTCGGTTAGTGTGTTCAAAATGGGCAATCGTCCATAAACTCGTTGAACACTTCTGGGTTAGCCTTTTTCTCCTTAAAGGTTTCCAACCTTTCCGCTAACGTCTTGGCTTCGTCTCTCTCTGTACCAATAAACTGAAAGAAAAAGTTAACGTTAGCGACAGTTAGGTGTGAGTTGTTACGCTCTGCAGCATGCCATTGCAGAGTTGTAAGCATCACCTTTTCTACTAGATTGTGCTTAGCTTCATGATTGAAATTTTTATAAGCTTCAAACGAATGGTAGGTGCAACTATTTGTCATCATTCGCTCAAGGCGATGACGTAACTTGAATAGCTCTCTTGGTGGATAACAATCAACACGGTCAAAGACTTCGATTAGTTCTACCGTGTATTTCTTTCCTTTCTCATCGAGCTTTTTAAGTACAGGTTCCAATGAACTCAAAAACACTTCTGCACCCGCCAAAGACCAAGCTGTTTGAACTTGTCCTTTCTTGCCAAACTTAGAGAAATAGCGACCGCTAATTTTGATTACATGAGCTTGCTTAACTGGGTTTTCGATACGTGGGATCATGCTGCCACCTCATGACCAACTGACACGATATGACTTAGCCCTTGAGGAATATCGAAGCGGTTGCCGTTATCCCAGATAAACCAAGCGTATTCACACGAATCTGAACCACCGCCCACAAAGCGAGGGCGAGGAACGATGATTGGGCACTTTGGCGGAAAGCCGATTTCAAACCAGAAAGGCAAACGTTTTTTAGAGCCTAAATAGTTAACACGCTGCAGGTACGCCATTGTCCCGTCTGGTGCTAACTCACTTAGGCTTTTGCGAATGAACTCTTCCGTTAGTGAAAACGGTGGATTGGTGATGATTACGTCTTGGGTACCGAAATCAGTTGTTAGGTAATCAATACCTTTTTCGATTTCAGCAAATGACTTTTGGCTTTGTGGCAAAGCTATCTTGTCGAAGATTGCACCAGTACCGTAACAAGGTTCTAAGAACTTGTCGGTTGGGCGAACAGTTAACTTTGATAGCAATGCGTCGACAACTTCTGGCGGTGTTGGGTAAAGCTCACGTGGTTGTACTTTTCCGTTAGTTGAACTCATGACTCACCCCTTACTCACCAATGACTGACAAGCAGTACTGTTCAAACTGAAAAAGAGCTTCATCGTCCCAACGGCCAAGATCACGCAGAGCAAGCATTTCAATAAACAAGCTGCGGTTTTTCATATCTAGTTGCGACCAATGGTGTAGCTGTGGTTTCGCATTCTCGTTTTGATAAGAGCGGTACCAGCTCACATAGGTATGAGCGAAGAACACGCTTGCACGATCACCCTGCATTGCTTCTTTGATGTCTGCTAAAACGTCTTCTAGTGGTCGGTGGGTTTGAACAGGAGTCAGCTTTTTAGCGATAGCATCAAGCTGAATCACGATTTCTTCTTGCTGCGCTGTGCTGCTTTTTTCAAAGCGTGCTGCAATCTGTTCAAATGACTGGTTGAATAGGTGTTCGTAGATATTGTTCATGCTTCCACCTCCGCTTTCGCTTCGGCTTCTTCACGGGCTTCAATGATTAGTTCTGTTAGTTGGCTTTCGATTGAAAGCAGTCGCTTCAATGCAAAGTCATGACTTAACCAAACGTTCTTTTCAAACAGACGTTTGCTGTTGTCTCCATTTGCGTAGTCGTGTTCCGGAGCATAAGCAAAAACAGCTAAGCAATTAATGTTCGCTGCGTAGTTAACAAAAATATGGATAACGTCACTATTGGTGACGGCTAGTACATTGATAGCGTGAAGAATATCGAGCATTTCCCGCTTTCTGATTACTTCTACATTGTCTCGTGAAACCGTTGCTGTATTTTCAATATCGGCTTCATTTAGGCTGAAGTCGTTTCTAAGAGATTTAGGCAATAGAGAGCTAACTGCCAATGCTATGCGGCGTTGATTGATATTGGCTTGATCGTTAAAACGGATTGTTTTATCTAGCAGCTCACGAGATTCGCTCAACGCTTCTCGCGCTTCATCTCTGAACTGTTTAGATTCTTGGTTTAACTTGATTGCTTGTTCTAGTTCACTCATCTTCTATGCTCCTACGCTAAGACGAAAAAAAAGCCCCCATTTCCTTATGGAATACAGCAGGGGCAAAGGCTGGCTAGGTTATTAATTAACTTTGCAAATATCGGAATGTTTCAGACGGCGGACATCGCCCACTTTGCGGTCAAACTTCAACACCATCTCTTTCAAAAACTGCATACCAGAACGGAGTTTTTGCAGCTCTAGGTCATCAAACGAATCAAACTCGCGGCTGTAATCTTTTGCAGGCATACCACCCGCAATAAGAATCAAACCACGGTTGCGATCACTCATTTCGTCATACATCTTGCGCAGCTTCTGACGCTTTACGCCCTTATCGAAAAGGGACTTACAAGCCGCAATGCTTTCTAGTGCGCTTGGTGTTTTGCTTTCTACGACTGGGGAATGTGCTTCATGTTGTCTAGCTAACTGGCTCATCATTACTCCTTAGGCTAAGCCTGGAATCGGTGCACCATTGGCAATGAAGTCCACGCCCATACTTAAAATTGGGGAAGCGCCAGAAGTGCGGTTTTCAATATCGTTGATAAGAAGCACAAGGTTGCCGATGCCAGCTTGTGCCTTTTGGATAAGTGATTGTTTATGAGTGCGTGATAGGCGTGGGCCATTGCCGTGTTGCAATGCCCAAGTAGACAGTTCGCCAGCATTGGCACTGTGTTTTAGAAGTCGCTCAACAATGCTTTCGGCTTCTTCTGCGTTTTCGACTGGTGCTGCCACCATATCGAGCCCAAGCAAAAGGCTATTAACGAGCGTGTAGTTGCCGCTGATTTTCGAAACCGCAACAACTTCCACTGGCTTGATTACATGACGCTGACCTGGGTTCAACTTGGCGCGAAGCAAGTCTTCGCTCATTCCCATTTCGCGTGCGATATGCGCCATGTTCTCTGAGTTCGCAAATGAGCAACAAGCCTCGTCAAATGACTTTTGTCTGGACTCGCAAAAAACGAACATTGAGTTATTTGTAGCCATAACTAATACTCAATTAAAGAAGAAAGGGACGAAAACGAATGACCAGCCGATGACATTCAGCCAAAGAGGACATTTGTTTGGGTAGTTTTCTTCCCAAGACTCACTCTTAGCATCTTGCAGAGTGAGTTTGGTTTTAGGTGGGATAGCGAAGCTCATACTTGTTGCTCCGCAGCACGTTGGTAAACCTTTACCAAGTTGATTAGAACGCTACCGCGCTCACCTTTTTTTTCTAGGATAGGGATGTCACCTGCCGCAATTGCTCGGTCAAGTGAAGATGTTGACCAACCTGTGCGACGTAGAAACTCTTTTTTAGTACAAAAAGGTGCGTCAACTGCTATTTGAATACTTGCCATAGTGGTATCCTACTTGTTTGAGATTTGTTGGTGCTTATTGGTGGAACATGACAGCATCAACTCACATATGACACATTCTTGATCGCAAAACCGAGTTGGTCAACTCTTATTTTCGACCAAGTTAGTTAAATACGAGTTTCAAATAACTTAAATGTGATCAAGAACGCACAGAAAGTGCGTTATTTAGATGAGAGAACATCGAAATGAGCAGAGTTCCAGCAAAGGTACCAGCATTTGATTATTTAAAAGGCAGAGATTTCACGGAAAAGCTAAAAGAAGTGACTGGCTGTTCTACATTTGACTTAGTAGCCGATCACTACGGCGTACCCAAATCTACTTTTTTTACATGGCACACCCATAACCGAACTGGCTTTGAACTAATCGTTAGGGAGCATCTAGCTTCTGGTGCTTCTGTTCGTTATTTGGCACTTGGTCTAGGTGAACCATTTCCCCAAAATGAAGCGGCCCCGACCTCAAGCAACATTGATAAATTTGCAATTGTTAACGGCGAACTAGAAAAGGTTGGCACTGTAGAGCTAGGTTTATCAACGCTCAATGATTTTGGTCTAATCAAAGAAAACCTGTTCGTTCTTGAACAAGATGGTAGCCATTTGTATGTAAACACTGCTGAACGTCAACCTGCTTCTGGTGATTACTTACTAGATATTGATGGGGTTCTATCAGTTAACTACCTCCAACGACTACCAGGTAAAAAGCTAGCTATCGCTTTTGAAACATCAACCATTGAAGTATCCGAAGAAGATATCAAGGTTGTTGGTCGTATAGCTTTGGAAATGAAGAAGAAATAAAAACACGCAATATGGCTAGGAGTATAGAAAATGGATAAATCGGTTAGCGTAAAGCTGAAACTGGGGATTGTTCTTCTCCCTATTGTTTTTTCTTGGTTCACTCTAAAGAAAGGTTACAGCACCTTATCTAGAGTAATTTCTTTCGCATGGCTACTTCTCACATTGACTGTTTCTGCTTCCGGTGACAAGCAGGCTAGTACATTAGTTGGAATAACCATATTAGGATTTGTTGTTTATAGCATTGGTGAGCTTTTTGTCTTTCTGTTTAAAAAAGCAAACCAGCGCAAACAAAAAATGCTTACCATCATCAACGATGATGAACAGTGGGCCAAATATTGTATTGAAAAGAAACTTACCCCATCAGCTCAGAAGTTCGTTTTAAAAACTTACGGCGTCGAGAAACCACCTGTAGAGTTACCTACCTCTGAACCAGCTATTAAAGTTTCTATCACAACATCTACAACCGATCGCGAAGATGACTGGAAGTCATATGACAGCATCGAAGAGTGGGAACAAGACTGCACAACACTTTGGACAGGGACGACTAAAGATATTGAGTTTTCTTATGCCAGCTCTTGGTCAAAACCCAAAGAACGCAGAACACTGACACCCCATGAATTTGGCATTGATGGAAATGGTCGTGGTTATGTAAAAGGCATTTGCCACAAATCCAACGAACAACGAACTTTCAAGCTTGATAACTTCGAAACGAAAATCAAAGTTGGAAGTCAGCGATTTGACCCAGATGAATGGATAGAAAAATACCTTGATCTGGACTCTTACGAACTGCACCTAAAATACGGTGCGAGTATTTAACAGGTTTAACTCTTAAACATGTCTGTTAGAAAAGTAGAAGACGGAAACAAAAAGCCATGGATTTGCGATGTTCGGCCAAATGGTCGTAACGGCAAACGCATAAGAAAACGCTTCGCTACTAAGGGCGAAGCGATGGCTTACGAAAAGTTTGTTTTAAAAGAGACAGATGATAAACCGTGGTTAGGTGAAAAAAGCCAAACGCGTAGCCTGTTGGATATGATCGACTTATGGCAAGAACGCCACGGCCAATCACTTGCTCATTCCAAATACACTTACAATAAGTTGAAGGTTATGGGCTTGGCGTTGGGCGACCCGCTTTATCATAAGCTCACGGCAACGATGTTTACTGAATACCGAACTCGCCGTTTGGCAGGTGAAGTCGCAGATCTTAACGGGCGAAAAGTAGCGGTAACATTTCGCACCTGCAACAACGAACAAGATTTACTTAATGCTGTGATTGTTGAACTGCAGCGCATGGGCGAATGGAAAGGCGAAAACCCTTTGAATGCCGTTCGCCAATTCAAGCTGCATGAACCTGAAATGGAATTTCTCACCGTTGAAGAAATGCAGAACCTTATCACCAAGGCAGAAGCACACGAATTCCATGATGACATGCATAAGATTATTAAACTGTGTTTGGCTACAGGTGGACGCTTTCGTGAGGCATCCAGACTAACGGGCGCTCAAATCACAAAATACAAAGTCACGTTCACTCAAACGAAAGGTAAAAAGAATCGCTCGGTACCGATCAGCCCCGAACTTTACGAAGAGATTTACAAGGAAGGTTCTGGCCCATTGTTTAGCATTGGCTATTCGACCGTTTACCGATTCATTGTGAGAAATGTCCCGCGACTAAAGCAGCAAGCGGCCCACGTTCTGCGCCATACTTTTGCGTCTTACTACATGATGAACGGCGGCAACATTATCGCCCTTCAACGAATCCTTGGTCATAGCGATATTAAGCAGACCATGCGATACGCACACCTCGCCCCAGATCACCTAGAAGATGTGGTCACAAAGAACCCGTTAGTTAATATCAAACAAGCGTTTTCTGTGGACACTAAAAAGGCAGTATGA